CTAATGTGCTTGCAAGTGTTGTTGCGTTAGCAACCGACAATGTACTTGCAAGTGCGGCAGCACCTGTAACCGCCAATGTGCTTGCAAGAGTGGCTGCACCTGTAACCGCTAATGTGCTTGCAAGTGTCGCGGTACCTGTAACCGCCAATGTGCTGGCAAGTGTGGTTGCGTTAGCAACCGACAATGTACTTGCAAGTGCGGCAGCACCAGTAACCGCCAATGTGCTTGCAAGAGTGGCTGCACCTGTAACCGCTAATGTGCTGGCAAGTGTGGTTGCATTAGCAACCGACAATGTACTGGCAAGTGCGGCAGCACCAGTAACTGCCAATGTGCTTGCAAGAGTGGCTGCACCTGTAACCGCTAATGTGCTGGCAAGTGTGGTTGCATTAGCAACCGCCAATGTGCTGGCAAGTGCGGCAGCACCAGTAACCGCCAATGTGCTTGCAAGAGTGGCTGCACCGGCAACAGTTAATGTGCTTGCAAGTGCGGCGGCGCCAGTAACGGCCAACGTGCTTGCAAGTGTCGCGGCGCCAGTAACGGCCAACGTGCTTGCAAGTGCGGCAGCGCCAGTCACAGCCAACGTGCTTGCCATAGTAGCAGCACCGGCAACAGTTAATGTGCTTGCAAGTGCGGCGGCGCCAGTAACGGCTAATGTGCCGGCAAGTGTGGCAGCGCCAGTCACAGCCAACGTGCTTGCCATAGTAGCAGAACCGGCAACAGTTAATGTACTTGCAAGTGCGGCGGCGCCAGTAACTGCCAATGTGCTTGCAAGTGTGGCAGCACCGGCAACAGTTAATGTACTGGCAAGCGCGGCAGCGCCAGTAACGGCCAATGTGCTTGCAAGTGTGGCGGCACCAGTAACTGCCAATGTGCTTGCAAGTGTGGCGGCACCAGTAACTGCCAATGTGCTTGCAAGTGTGGCGGCACCAGTAACTGCCAATGTGCTTGCAAGCGTAGATGCTCCTGTAACTGCCAATGTGCTTGCAAGCGTGGATGCTCCTGTAACGGACATTGCGCTTCCAAGTGTGGTAGCACCAGTGATTTTCATAGTTCCATTTGCAACAAGATTATTTGCGGAAAAATCATTATTGCTATCTTTGGTTGCAATATATTGAACTGCTCCTCCGGCTAAGTCCGGCAATCGTACAGCAAACCGCGCTTTATCGGCATCGACCCTGATATAACCAGCGGATAAATCACTATTTTCTTGAATATTAATTCCGGCACCAACAAATGAAGCAGAAGGGCCACCTTTATTCAATGTAATCGCATTATCGCTTATATCCAAATTAACCGCAGATATAGTGGTTGTTGTACCAATTACATTTAAGTTACCTAATATATTTACAGTGTCGTTGTTCGCACCAATCGTAACGGTTGTTGCTGTGCCGGCACCGGTACCAATATTAATATTGGATGATGTTCCGCCCAAATTAATAGTGGTTGCACTATCAAACAAGGTAACTGTTTCGGTTGGATCGGTAGTTTTGAACGATCCTCCATTCATTGTAATATTGCCAGCCACGTATAAATCTTTACCGATACCGACACCGCCAACAACTGTCATCGCACCGGTAGTCGCAGACGTGGTATCAGTGGCGTTTGATATTGACATAATACCGACAACTCCTACATTGCCGCCGAGGTTTGTAGCTCCGGTGCCAACAGTAAATGTCTTAGCTGCTGCAATGCTAACATTATCATTTAAAGTGGTCTGTCCAGTAACTACTAATGTGCTCGCAAGGGTGGCTGCACCGGCAACAGACAATGTGCTCGCAAGTGCGGCAGCACCAGTAACCGCCAATGTACTGGCAAGTGTGGCAGCACCAGTAACTGCCAATGTGCTCGCAAGTGTGGACGCACCAGTAACTGCCAATGTACTGGCAAGTGTGGCAGCACCAGTAACTGCCAATGTGCTTGCAAGTGTTGCAGAACCAGTAACAGCCAATGTGCTTGCAAGTGTTGCAGAGCCAGTAACGGCTAATGTGTTTGCAAGTGTGGCAGCACCAGTAACTGCCAATGTGCTTGCAAGTGTTGCAGAACCAGTAACAGCCAATGTGCTGGCAAGTGTGGTAGCACCAGTAACAGCCAATGTGCTTGCAAGTGTTGCAGAACCAGTAACGGCCAATGTACTGGCAAGTCTTGCTGCACCAGTAACAGCCAATGTGCTTGCAAGTGTGGTTGCATTAGCAACCGATAATGTACTGGCAAGTGCGGCAGCACCAGTAACGGCTAATGTACTGGCAAGTGCGGCAGCACCAGTAACGGCTAATGTGCTTGCAAGTGTGGTTGCATTAGCAACCGATAATGTACTGGCAAGTGCGGCAGCACCAGTAACGGCCAACGTACTGGCAAGTGTGGCAGCACCAGTAACCGCCAATGTGCTTGCAAGTGTGGCAGCACCAGTAACCGCCAATGTGCTTGCAAGTGTGGCAGCACCAGTAACCGCCAATGTACTGGCAAGTGTGGACGCACCAGTAACGGCTAATGTGCTTGAAAGTGTGGTTGCACCAATAATATCTACTCCTCCTGCTCCAGTAATTGTTAGTTTACCAGTTGTAGTTGTAATATTTGATGCAGCTCCCGCGTTCAATGAAATACCTGCAGTTGCATTTACCCCGACAGTTGTCGCACCGTTCAATGTAGTTGCACCGGTACCATTCATCTGGAATGTAGCGGTTCCGTCAGTGAGAGACAATGCATCTACTGAAGTAAGATTTATTGCCGTTGCTCTCAAATTTACTGCAGTTGACGCTGCGTTACCTATCACGATAGTTCTAGCAGAATTTCCAGAACCAATATTAATATTTTCAGGGTTTGCATCGTTACCAATATTGATTGCACTGTCTCTCGAGTTAATTGAAACTACACCATATGCATCTAAATCAAAATTATCGGTAGTAAATATTTCGGTTGCACCATTACCATACATCTTTAACCGGGCACTTCCATCAGTGATAGTCAATGCATCCACTGAAGTAATATTTATTGCCGTTGCATTTACATTTACCGCGGTAGATGCCGCGTTACCAACTTGAATGGTTCTAGCAGAAGCTCCCGAACCAATATTAATGTTTTGAGGAACCGCATCGTTACCGATATTGATGACGTCAGCGCTCGAATTGATAGAAACCGAACCAGTTGCATCTAAGTCGATGGTAGTTGCGCCGCTCAACGATGTAGCGCCAGTTCCACTCATAACCATACTGGCAGTACCGTCAGTAAGTGTCAATGCATCCACTGATGTGACAGTGACTGCCTTTGCATTTACATTAACGGCTGTTGATGCTGCATTACCCATTTGGATAGTTCTTGCCGAAGCACCCGAACCAATATTGATATTTTGGGAAACAGCATCGTCACCGAGATTGATTGCGCCAGCACTTGAGTTAATTGAAACTGCACCAGTTGCATCCATATCAACAGTTGTCGCACCGCTCAACGATGTAGCACCGGTACCACCCATGACCATACTGGCAGTTCCATCAGTGAGAGTCAATGCATCCACTGATGTGACAGTGATTGCCTTTGCATTTACATTTACCGCAGTGGACACAGCGTTACCCATTTGGATGGTTCGTGCAGAAGCACCCGAACCAATGTTGATATTTTGGGCAACGGCATCATTACCTACGTTAATTGCTCCAGCGCTGGAATTAATCGAAACTGCGCCACTTGCATCCAAATCAACTGTAGTTGCTCCACTTAATGATGTAGCACCAGTTCCGCCCATAACGATCGAAGCAGTACCGTCAGTCAATGTCATGGCATTCACAGATGTTAATGTTACTGCAAGTGCGTCTAATTTAACTGCAGTGGACGCTGCGTTACCAACTTGGATGGTTCGCGCAGAAGCACCAGAACCAATATTGATGTTTTGTGCAACTGCATCATCACCAACATTGATTGCGCCGGCACTCGAGTTAATGGAAACTACTCCAGTGGCATCCATATCAACAGTTGTTGCACCACTTAACGTGGTAGCACCAGTTCCACCCATAACGATCGAAGCAGTACCGTCAGTCAATGTCATGGCATTCACAGATGTTAATGTTACTGCAAGTGCGTCTAATTTAACTGCGGTCGATGCTGCATTACCAACTTGGATAGTTCTCGCAGAAGCACCTGAACCAATATTAATATTTTGTGCAACTGCATCATCACCAACATTGATAACTCCAGCACTAGAGTTGATCGAGACCGCACCCGTGGCATCCATATCAACAGTTGTCGCACCGCTCAATGCAGTCGCACCTGTACCTCCCATAACGATCGAAGCAGTTCCGTCGGTTAATGTCATTGCGTTTACAGATGTTAACGTTACTGCAAGTGCGTCTAATTTAACTGCGGTCGATGCTGCATTACCAACTTGAATGGTTCTTGCAGACGCACCCGAACCAATATTGATGTTTTGAGCAACAGCATTATTACCAACGTTGATCACACCGGCGCTCGAATTAATGGAAACAGCTGCACTTGCATCAATCTCAACGCCACCGGCAGTTGCATTAATATCAATTGCATTAGAACCAGTACCAGCAGAATTTACCGTTACAGTTTGTGTTCCTCCACCAACTGCCGCCAACGTCAAACTCTTGGCGGAGCCGGTTACAGTTACATTGGAATTATTTGTACCATCAATCATAACTGCATTACCGTTAATATCAATATCACCAGTTGTTGTAACATTAATTGTGCTTGCATTGCCTGCAATATTCACACCACTGCCACCATTAAGGGATAATGCACCGGTAGTAGTCGAATAAGTAGAGGCAGTAGCAGATGTAATTGTTAACGGGTTTGCGCTTATTGTTGCACCAGAAGTGCCATCGTGTGTTATTTTGAAATCATCATCTGCGCCAATAGATAGAACCGCACTATCACTCTTTAAGAATAAATCGTCGCCAACATATAAATCTTTGGCAATACCGACTCCACCCGCGACAATAAGCGCTCCAGTTGCGGCGGATGTCGATTCGGTTGTTGTAGATACACTGACTACTCCAGTAGATGCGATTGATATTGCGTCATTTTTGCCTAACGAACCAATTGTTCCTCCATTTGGTAATTCAATATTTGCAGACAATTTACTCGGTCCGGTCATAGCAATTGTGCCAGAACTTAAATCGGTCGCACTTGTGGTTCCTAATACGAATTTATCATTCGCTTCGTCCCACCCCATAAATACATTGGTTTGATTTCCGCGTTTAATAATAATACCACTGTCATTAATCGGGGTTCCAGATGTACCAGAAGACAATCCAATCAAGCTATCTGCAATCGTTATATTTGTGGTATTAACAGTAGTAGTTACGCCGGAAACTATCAAATTACCACCAATAGTCACATCCTCGCCTACAAATAAGTCTTTTGCTATACCTACACCTCCGCCCACAGTTAATGCGCCGGTAGTAGATGATGTACTGTCTGTGGTAGATGACATTATTACATCATTTGCTGCTGTTACTTTTCCATCGCTCGCAATACTTAGTTTGTTTACGTTATTTATCTTCATGTTTATTCCAGTTTTGCCGTCAACTGTAATATCGCCAGCAGATGTAGTGAAGTTAGATGCTGCACCCGCGTTCAATGAAACACCAGCAGTTGCAGTCACGCCGACGGTTGTCGCGCCGCTCAACGACGTGGCACCAGTTCCACCCATAACGATTGAAGCAGTACCGTCAGTTAATGTCATGGCGTTTACAGATGTTAATGTTATTGCTTGTGCATTTACATTTACCGCAGTTGACGCTGCATTACCCATTTGGATTGTTCGTGCAGACGCACCCGAACCAATATTGATATTTTGAGCAACCGCATCGTCACCGATATTGATTGCACCGGCACTCGAGTTAATTGAAACTGCTCCAGTTGCATCTACATCGACGGTTGTTGCACCGCTCAACGATGTAGCACCTGTACCTCCCATCACCATACTAACTGTACCGTCAGTGAGAGTCAATGCATCCACTGATGTGACAGTGACTGCCTTTGCATTTACATTTACCGCGGTTGATGCTGCGTTACCCATTTGGATTGTTCTTGCAGACGCACCCGAACCAATATTGATGTTTTGTGCAACCGCATTATTGCCAATGTTGATCGCACCAGCACTCGAATTGATTGCCACAGAACCGGTTGAGTCCATTGTCGTGCCACCACTTCCGGCATTAACCACAACTGCAATTGCCCTGCCTTCTAATTTTGTTGAGGAAGAACTACCAACTTGGATAGTTCTCGCAGATGCGCCAGAACCGATATTGATATTTTGCGCATCCATATTATTACCAATATTAATTGCGCCACCAGTAGAGTTGATCGACACTGCACTAGTTGCGTGCATAATAATTTCGCCACCATTAGAGCTGATCGACACATCACCAGTTCCGTCCACATTAACTGTAGTTGCACCACTTATCGCTGTACCACCAGTTCCATCCATAGCAATTAACGCTGTTCCGTCAGTGAGATTCAATGCATCGACTGATGTCATAGTAATTGCCTTTGCATTTACATTTACCGCAGTTGACGCTGCGTTACCCATTTGGATTGTTCTTGCCGAAGCACCCGAACCAATGTTAATGTTTTGTGCAACTGCATCGTCACCGACATTAATTGCACCGGCACTCGAGTTAATTGAAACTGCCCCAGTTGCATCTACATCGACGGTTGTTGCACCGCTCAACGATGTAGCACCGGTACCTCCCATCACCATACTGGCAGTACCGTCAGTGAGAGTCAATGCATCCACTGATGTCACTGTTATTGCCTTTGCATTTACATTTACCGCAGTTGACGCTGCATTACCCATTTGGATAGTTCTTGCCGAAGCACCCGAACCAATGTTAATGTTTTGAGCAACTACATCGTCACCGAGATTGATTGATCCGGCACTCGAGTTAATTGAAACTGCTCCAGTTGCATCTACATCGACGGTTGTCGCACCGCTCAATGTAGTTGCACCAGTTCCACCCATAACGATTGAAGCAGTACCGTCAGTTAATGTCATGGCATTTACAGATGTTAATGTTACTGCAAGTGCATTTACATTTACCGCAGTGGACGCTGCGTTACCCATTTGGATGGTTCGTGCAGAAGCACCCGAACCAATGTTAATGTTTTGCGCAACCGCATCGTCACCGAGATTGATTACTCCAGCGCTCGAATTGATCGAGACAGCACCAGTTGCATCTAAGTCGACGGTTGTTGCACCGCTCAACGATGTAGCACCAGTGCCACCCATCACCATAGTGGCGGTTCCGTCAGTGAGAGTCAATGCATCCACGGATGTCACAGTAATTGCCTTTGCATTTACATTTACCGCAGTTGACGCTGCATTACCCATTTGGATAGTTCTTGCCGAAGCACCCGAACCAATGTTAATGTTTTGTGCAACTGCATCGTCACCGACGTTAATTGCGCCATTTGATGAATTTAACGATAACGTACTCACACTGTCTATGTCAATAACACTATTTGCGGTTAGATTTATACCACCTACGCTGGATTGAAGTTTAATTGCAGCATTATTTGAACCAAGTGTGTTTGTAATGTTAATTGTTTCAGCTGCGCCAATATTTGTAGTCAGGCTGATTGCACTGGCAACGTTATCTTTTGACGACACTAAGACTTGACCTCCTCTAATATTCAAATCTTTTGCCACTGCCGCATCAATATTTACACCACCGGCAGTTGCATTAATGGCAATGGCATCAATACCAGTACCCGCAGAATTAATAAACAAACTCGAATCATTTGCACCGGTTTGTTCAATTGTTAAATCTTGGGCATCCGCATTAGCAGTGTGCGTTATAGAGTGAGACGCACCCGCCTTTAATACGGTACTAGATCCATTCAATGTCGTGATTCCAGTAACCGTCAATGTATTGGCAAGTGTGGCAGCTCCAGTAACAGCCAATGTAGCGGCAAGTGTGGTAGCCTTGGACACATCTAATGTGCTAGACATAGATACGGCACCACTAATATCAACATTACCTCGAATATGAGTATTACCGGTGGTTTTCGCAACAGTAAATTTGTTGTCATTTACTACAACGTTTCCGCCGATGCTTACATTTGCATTCATCGACATATCTCCCGTCGCCACCGTTGTTTCGGCACTGGTTCCCAAGACGACTTGATTGGATCCTGTTATTGTCGCACCATAACCAATTGCAGTTGAGTATTGGACTGCACCGTTGCTGGTAGTCGATCCACTACCTAAAAACGTGTTGTATGCACCAGACGTTACTCCAGTACCAGAAGAATTACCTATAGCGGTATTATTGGATCCAGTTGTACTATTCTGCATGCTTGCGTTACCCAATGTTGTATTCGACGAACCAGACAAATTCGACTTCATTGAGTCCATACCGATGGCAGTATTGTATCTACCAGAAATATTGCTATTTAATGCATTGGCACCCATTGTTGTATTTTCAGAACCAGTTGTATTACTCTGCAATGAATTATACCCAACTGCTGTATTATTGTCTGCACTATTTGACTCCAATACTCTAGAACCAACCGCCGTATTTTTACTACCCGATATATTGACGTTCAATGCATTCGCACCAACAGCAGTATTATTCGAGCCGGAAGTATTCGAGGCCAATGTTCGGTTACCAATCGCACTATTATATGCACCAACACCCATGACGTTTGATTGTAGAGAAGATTCTCCGAGATTGACACTAAATCCTCCTCTACCTCCGCCAATGCTTACCTTACTACCACGAGTAGAATCTTTATCCAGTATTACTTCTTCTCCTATAAATACGCGTTTTGAAAACGAAGTATCTCCTGTAAATTCAAGTTGGTTTACAGTTAATTTGCCGTCGATTGCCACGTTTCCGTTCATAGAAACATCTCCGGATACGAATAAACGTTTCTTTACAGTGGCATCGTCTAGAACGTTAATGCGCCCATTTAAAGACAAATCCTCCGCGATGATAAGTGTATAATCTGTCGTAGTGGTATTAATAACATACTGATTATTTACTAATTGTACATTTAATCTTCCATTTACATTCAAGTCTTTGCCAATAACTACACTCCCGTTCATAGATACATCACCAGCAACCGATAACTTATTACCAACAGTTACATTGCCAGCTAGATTACTGGACTCTTTAACATATAGATTATTATTCAACGATGCATCTCCTGTCGCCAATAATTTTCCGCCAACACTAATATTATCACTAACTGCAACCGTTGATAAGTTCGCAGTACCAGTTACACCTAATGATCCCGAAGTCGTTATATTAGTTGCAGCAAGTGTCGCGACCGTGGTTGCACCAGATACCACCATTGTTCCAGATGCCGCCACGTTGATTGCAGTGAGCGTAGTTAGTGTGGTCGCACCACTTACCGCCATTGTGCCTGAAGTAGTGACATTGGTTGCAGTGAGATTAGCGAGTGTGGTTGTACCAGTTACCGCCATTGTGCCTGACGCTGTCACATTGGTTGCAGCGAGATTAGCCAGTGTGGTTGCGCCACTTACTGCCATTGTGCCAGATGCCGCGACATTGGTTGCGGAGAGTGCGGCAAGTGTGGTTGCGCCACTTACCGCCATTGTTCCCGAAGCAGCGACATTGGTTGCGGCGAGAGTAGCCAGTGTGGTTGCACCACTTACTGCAAGAGCCCCTCCAATATTCGCATTTTTTGCTATACCAACACCACCTGTTGTTTTAATCGAACCGGTAGAATTGCTAACAGAATCCGTGGTATCGGTTACTGTTATTTCACGATTACTGTCTAATCCAGCGGTTATTACTTTATTAGCAACATTTACATTTCCACCTATAAATGCGGACTCTCTCACACCTAACCCACCAGCAGTGCGAATAGATCCAGTTGTAATACTTGTAGAATTTGTAGCAGATGTAACATTCACATCTGCACTCGCATTCACCGATGTAACATTCGTTACACCACCAACAAACATATTTCCGCCGATGTGTGCATTTTGTACTACGCCTAACCCACCTTCTGTTTTGATAGATCCTGTAGTTGTATTAGATGAATTGGTTGTATTGGAAATAGCCAAAACTCCGCTTGCATTAATAGCGGATAAAGTAGAGACACCGGTAACATTGAGTGTTCCTCCAATACTTGCACTCGCGCCAATATTTACACTTTGTCCGATACCAACACCACCGGTGGTAACAATTGATCCGGATGAGCTATTTACAGACGCTGTATTATTTGAGACTGTCACTATGCCACTTACATTAGCGTTATTTAATGTGGATGTTCCACCTACACTCATGTTTCCAGAGGCCGTCACATTATTTAACAATGAACTTCCGGAAACATTAAGAGTTCTATCGATATTCGCATTTCCGGACATTTCAATGTTAGTCAATGTAGTATTACCCGATATACCAACTGTTCCCGCGATAGTTGTAGCACCGGTTGATGAGTTCACCATAAACTTATTATTGTTAACAGTCACGTCTCCTGCAACGCTCAATGCGCCTCTTGATGTGATATCACTCGCATTCAAAGCGCTTGTAGTTGTTGCACCAGCGACATTTAATGTGCCTGCAATTGTAGTATTTCCGGATGTAGCATTAATAATAAATTTTTCGCCGTTTACTGTTACATTTCCGTTTACACCGAGTGTACCACTTGCAGTTAAGCTGGCAACCGCAGTACTTCCGGCGACAGTTAGGCCACCGCTGGCGTTAACAGACGACAATGTTGTCACTCCGGTCACTGCCAATGCACCACCAACTGATGCAGCACCACTTGTGTTAACAGTGGACATGGTCGTTGCTCCAGTCACGGCCAATGATCCACCAACGGATGCGGCACCACTGGCGTTAACAGATGACAATGTTGTCACTCCAGTCACTGCCAATGCACCACCGACGGTGGCAGCGCCGCTCGTGTTAACTGTAGACATTGTGGTTGCTCCAGTAACAGCCAATGATCCGCTGGCGCTAACTGATGCCATATTCGTTGCACCGGCAACAGACAATGCACCACCAACTGCGGCGGCACCACTGGTATTAACAGTGGACATGGTTGTCGCTCCGGTCACGGCCAACGCACCGCCAACTGTAGCAGCACCACTGGCATTAACAGAGGACATGGTTGTTACGCCAGTCACGGCCAATGATCCACCAACGGATGCGGCACCGCTGGTGTTAACAGATGACATGGTTGTTACTCCAGTGACTGCCAATGCACCCCCGACGGTGGCAGCACCGCTGGTGTTAACTGTGGACATTGTGGTTGCTCCAGTAACAGCTAATGATCCGCTGGCGCTAACAGATGCCATATTCGTTGCACCCGCAACAGACAATGCACCACCAACTACGGCGGCACCGCTGGTATTAACAGTGGACATGGTTGTCGCACCGGTAACAGCCAATGTTCCGCCAACTGTAGCAGCACCGCTGGCGTTAACAGACGACATGTTTGCCGCACCGGTCACGGCCAATGCACCGCCGACGGTGGCAGCTCCGCTCGTGTTTACCGTAGACATGGTGGTTGCACCTGTCACTGCCAATGCACCTCCAACGGTCGCAGCACCACTCGTGTTAACCGACGACATATTTGTTTCTCCTGTCACGGTCAATGCACCACCAACTGCGGCGGCACCGCTTGTATTAAGAGTGGACATGGTGGTTGCTCCTGTCACGGCCAATGCACCTCCAACTGTGGCAGCACCACTGGTGTTAACAGTAGACATGGTTGTTGCACCTGTGACAGCCAACGCACCGCCAACTGTAGCAGAACCGCTCGCGTTAACGGTAGACATAGTGGTTGCGCCGGTCACCGCCAATGCACCTCCCACGCCAACATTACTACCCAGGGTTGTATTGCCGTTCACAAAAAGTCTCTTACTTGCGACTAAATCATCCAACACGTTCATTCTGCCATTTAATGATAGGTCTTCCGCAACTATTATAGAATAGTCGGTAGTGGTTGTATTTATTATATACTCGTTATTAACATATTTCACATTCATGCGGCCATTTACTGTTAGGTCATTTGCTATAAATACACTTTTGTTGAATGATGCATCTTTTCCAACATATAAGTTTGTCGATATATCTGCAGTTGTTGCTTTTAATGTGTCAACTGTTGATGATCCTGCAGTGGTACCTTGAATTATTAATTGCCCATCTACCTTTAAATTTTTAGTTAGATAGAGATTACCATTGACACTTAAATCCTCACCAATAAATACATTTTTATTAAATGTCGAATTATTTCCAACCGATAGATTATTAGTTATATTGGCCTGGTTTGCATTTAAGTTTGTAGTATTGGATGTACCAGATGATGTGGTCATGACATCAATGCCTTGGATCGTTAAAATACCATCGACATTTAAATTCTTATCAACATGTACGTTTCCATTCACACTGAGGTCTCTTAATATGCGAACGTTATTGTTAAATGACGCGTCAAGGGTTACAACTACATTTCGTGCAAATTTGGCATCATTATAGAATGCTGCTACACCATCGTAATACGTCTCATTTCTAAATATGGCATCATCATTTACAAATAATCTCTTGTTCATTGCTACATCTCCGGATTGAGTGGTTTTGCCGGCGATGGTTATATTATTTTGCACAGTGACATTTCCATCCATTATTGTATTACCTCCAGCGCGTAAATTGCCAAATACCTGCAGACTCTTATTCATAGATAAATCATCTGCAAAATTTGTTCCTACAATACCATATGGACCAGTCGCACCAGTCGCACCAGTCGCACCAGTCGCACCAGTCGCACCAGTCGCACCAGTTGGGCCAGTTGCACCCCTCACGCCATTCGCGCCATTCGCGCCCCTCACGCCATTCGCACCCCTCGCGCCAGTCGCACCCCTCGCGCCAGTCGCCCCGACTGGGCCGGTATCCCCCCGTGCCCCAGCAGCCCCAGCAGCCCCAGCAGCCCCAGCAGCCCCAGCAGGTCCAGTAGGTCCAGTAGGTCCAATTCTCCCGGTAGGTCCGGTCGGTCCTTTCGAGTCAGTGTTTTGAAACATTCACAAAAGTGTATGTATATATTTATATATACACTTTATATTACAGTATTGTACACATTAAACTAATATTTTCAAAAATATTAAATAATTACGGAGTTGAAAATATGTTGGCTAACCATTGACCTGGCGTGTCGCCAAGTTGGAAATACATATATAAAATACGTTGATATGTAGTAGGAGTTCCTGTGATGGGATTAAATCCGTAATAAATGTCACCAGGTTGGCCCGGGTTACTTTGTACATTCGCGTAACTCCACCCTTGGGGAACTTGAGGAATTCTAAACATTGGTCCAGTCGGCCCTGTTGCACCGGTGGGGCCCGCGGGACCGACTGGGCCAGCAGGACCAGTGGGACCATCTGGGCCCATTATTCCACGTTCACCTGTCTCACCTTGGATGCCTTGGACTCCTTGGGGTCCAGTATCACCCTTTGGTCCATTTGCTGGTCCGGTAGGACCAGTGGGTCCAATATCACCTTGTGGGCCAGTTGGACCGCCGGCCGGACCTCCCGGACCGGTTGCACCTGTATCTCCCTTTATACCGGGTATGCCTTGGATGCCTTGGGGTCCGGTAGGTCCGGTTGCACCGTCCACCCCGTCAATACCGGGCGCACCTTCCGCGCCGTCCACACCGTCTGCGCCATTCGCGCCGTCCGCGCCGTCCGCGCCGTCCGCACCGTCCGCACCGTCCGCGCCGTCCGCGCCGGATGGACCAGTGGGACCAACCTGTCCGGATGGACCTGCCGGACCGGCGGGACCTGCAGGACCGGCGGGACCTGCAGGACCAGTGGCACCAGGGTTTCCTACAATTTCAGATAGTGTTTCTTCATTTAGTACTGTATTTCCCAATACAAGATCACCAGATATATTTGCATCTCCGGCTAATGTAAACGTACCAGCAACAGATAGATTCGTAATTGGGGTTTTACTCATTGTATACTATATATATATATAATGAATAAAAATATTGTAGACGAGTAATCTATTATTTGTCTAGTTATTAGTTGTATTTGGATTAAACCACGGAGTTTGTTCTAAATTAATAGAAAATAGGTATATATATATTTGGTAAAGTTTGTTCTTTAAATTGTTCAATTTCACTTCTGGTAATCCGGTTGGATTAAAATTTAACCGCTGGTTTAAATCTACATTAAAGAAGTACATGTATAGATTATCGAGTTGCGATGATAGGTATGGTTCAGTAATTACATAATTAGCAGTGATACGTATGTCATAATCAAACAAGTATTTTAACAAGTTGTATACTTTTAGTTCGAAGAACTTGAGTTGCTCTGTAACTGGGTTATAATTTGGCGTGGTTCCCAACTCAATTTGAAATAAATACTTGTATAAATACTCCATGCGTTGCTTTAACTTAACAACTTCGGGATCAAATAGAATTAAGTTAATATTGTATACCACACTATTGCTAAAATTCCCAGTAACATTATCAATCGCACCAATTGACAGAAAGCCCATCTCTTTATCATAATCAAATACGATTCCATTAAAGAAATTTGATTCGTTATTAACTATACTACAACTAATTGTTTGTCCAGATGTAAACGGCAGGCGTTTTTCTACTAAAAATCCAACCGTCCCATTTTTAGTCGGTACAACGCGGTATGCCTTTATTGTTTTTGTTATGTATTTTTCATTTACATGATGTGGGTCACATGGCGCCACGGTAGGACAATGCGGATCGACCGGACAATGCGGATCGACCGGACAATACACTAAATCGGTTGATACAACTCGCCCGTTATTTGTAACGCACTTGGCGGGTACAACACAATAATTTATATTATCATGTACATTGTTATGCATACCGTGATTGTGAAGAATTAATTCACCATTTGGTCTGTTATGGCAGTCTGGTATAGCATTGCACGATAATTGGTGCATATTTTTCAATCTTCGTAATGATATATAATCGCTTGATGACATTTCCTTCTATAATAAACATTGCGAAAAGAAATGTATACAAATCTAAAATTAACGCACTACAAATATTTTCAAAAAAAGGATATAATTATATGTGCATATACTAAGTAATGGAAAACCTGGATTTAGATATTAACAATTACACAGTCAATGATTTGGAAACGTTCTTCAAATTAAAGAAGAGAACAAAATATACTGTGGCGGATATTGAACTAAAGGAGTATGAAATTCGGGAACAATTATTAAATAGTGGGCATATTGATAAACGGCTGAAACGAGACTTAATAACGTTTCTAGATGCTGCAAAAATCCAGCTAATTGCTGTAAAATGCAAAGATGAACGCCCCCAACCGACAAGTATTCCCGCAAATCATCGTTTAGATACACTGAATATTCCGCGCCCAGATAATCAAGACGCATCTCGTGCACAAAATTTAGTTCAACGGCCTACCACTGAGTATATTTACACGAGTAATAGTGATTTCCTTCCTGGGCGGATTAACCCGATTAATACGCGCGTAATTACTAAATGTGTAAACATTGATACGCGGTTTCGCGAAAGTATTAATAATACGCAAAGCTCCGATTTTACAGTCCAACTGACGACAAAATTTAATAAGGTAGTTTCAATGGAATTGAGTGCATTAGAAATGCCACTCACATTTTATGGTATTTCGGCAAGCAATGGCAACAACTTTTTGTATTTGAAAGTACACTATGTTGATTCCGTGTCTCCGGATAGCATTGTATATGCAGAACAAGTATTTGTTATACCTGACGGGAACTATAACCCGAACGATTTTATAGATAAGATTAACAAAACGCTCTGCCCAATTGATGACAATGGCAATATGTTGGAACCAACTGTGATATTCTCTTATATTCGTCTATCGTTAGATTTGACCAGCGATGGCTCTGGTAGTGGTCGAGTTACGATCGGACCGGTAGGTTGCAAAACGTTGTCCATTAAAACGATTACATTGGATTTTACACGGAATATTGAGGGATTTCCCGACACGGTTGATATATCCCGAAAAATTGGGTGGAATTTGGGATTTTTAAAACCAAAATACGAGGGGGATTTCTTTTATTTGGCGGATTCCATCATTGAGCCGAAAAATAATCGATATATTTATTTGTCTGTGGACGATTTTAACAAAAACTCGAATAATCCATTTGTTAGTATTTTTAATCAATCCATCTTGAATGACGATATTTTGGCGCGAATTTCCATCAAAGGTTCTCATTTTAACATGTTATTGGATAATGAAATGACGATTGTGTCGGAGCCGCGCATCTACTTTGGCCCTGTCGATATTCAGCGCCTGCGTATTCGTGTATATGACGAACATGGCCGTATATTACAGATGAATAATACCAACTTTTCGTTTTGTCTCACAATTAAGGTTATGTATGATATGTAATACCGACGAAAAAATAATATAAGGAATTCGTTGTAAAAAATATATATCATTATTTTTTATGAACCCGTATATTCATTTTGTTGTTCAGCCGATACCTTATTCCCGCAGTTTGATATATCCATTGTTACTCAAAAATGCTGCGTTTCTGCAATGGTATCAAACCCTTACAAATTTTGACGAGGTTTATCGACATACACATCGTACTCCGGCGCTAACATATAATTATTCTTATCGGTATCAAACCCAACCCGCTTTGCAGAATTTACATAAAAATCCGGCGATTGATACGATTACATGTAGTATGTCACTTTTACATAATAAACACCTATATACTGAGTCCATTCGACACAAGGTTAATTACGTGCCAATTAACATGGCTCATAGTTGGAGCTCGCCCAATGGGATGGATTATATTATACAGACCGAGCATGCGGTAAAATTGGATGGGGAACTCATTCATTATGATGAGATTGACAAAGAGTTGATTGATAAATTACACTTGTAAATTTGTAGTTTTCTGTTTGTGATATATTGCCCTGAAACAAAATCTGTATTTAGCATATAGTATGCCTTATAAAACTCGCAAAGTACGCGGTAAAAACTGTTATCGTGTGTATAATCCTAAAAGTAAACAAACGTTTGCCAAGTGCACGACCGCACAAAAGGCAGCTAAACAAATGCGACTGTTGCGCGCCCTGCAAAATAGTAAGACGTTTCGCTCTCAACTTCGCTCGAATCGAGCGACACAAAAGCGCCGTCCTGCTTAGTTCACCACATTTTGTAGAAATGTTGTGAAAACAATATACAATCATCGTGTGTTATTATATTAGCGACCAGGTTCTCCATATTAACAAATATGTTGAGTATAGAACAACAAAATATATTAGATGCAACTAAAACCGGGGATAATGTCGTCGTAGACGCAGTTGCCGGAACCGGTAAAACGACGCTTATTCTGGCGATTGCCCGAGAACTCGGTTCTCGTAATATACTACAAATTACCTATAATAAATCGTTGAAATTCGAAGTGCGCGAGAAAACGCAGGCCATGGGAATTGAGAACCTTACTATACACACATACCACAGTTTGGCGGTGTGTTATTATTCGTGTACCGCGCACGTGGACAACGAAATCAAGAAAATCGTGGACAACAATACACCACCCAACAAAAGTATTCCGGAATATGACATGTTAGTTGTTGATGAAGCCCAGGATATGACCTTATTATACTACCAATTAATGGTAAAATTTGCAAAAGATATAGGTTCTCGATTTCAACTGCTTGTACTCGGCGATTATATGCAAGGTCTCTACGAGTTCAAAGGTTCGGATATTCGTTTCTTAACCTTGGCAGAAATAATATGGAAAAAACATCCGTGTTTGAGAACCCGACAATTTCGCAAATGTACGATGAAAATGTCCTACAGAATTACGAATCAAATGAGTCAATTTGTAAATAATGTCATGTTGGGAGAACCGCGCATGGATGCTTGTAGAAATGATGCGCCTGTACAATATATTCGTAATTCTCGCTACAATTTGGAGCGCATTGTTTGCGCCGAAATACAAAAGTTGTTTGCAATGGGCGTAAAACCGAGTGATATTTTTATATTGGGACCTTCTGTAAAAGGAGAACGCAGTAATATTCGTAAATTGGAGAACATGTTGGTTGAAAAAAACATACCGTGTCACGTTCCAATGCTCGAAAACAGCGACATTGACCAACGAGTCATCGACGGCAAAATCGTGTTCTCCACATTTCATTGTGTGAAGGGTAGACAACGCAAATATGTGTTTGTGGTTGGGTTTGACAATTCCTATTTTAAGTACTATGCGCGAAATCTACCGCGAGATATTTGCCCCAATACACTATATGTTGCATGCACACGCGCGTTAAACGGGCTGTATGTTCTCGAAAGTGATACCAGACGAGAAGACCGACCGCTGGAATTTTTACACATGAGTCATATTGATATGAAATCCGCGGATTATGTGCATTTTAAAGGCCAACAACAGACTCTGTTTCCGCGCATTGAAGAAACCGAGTCCACCGTCCCGATTAAACTCACACCGACCGAATTAATTAAGTTCATACCTGAAGAGACAAACCAACACATATGTTCTATTTTGGACCGTATTTTTGTAAAAGAACAAGACATTATTGAGAACCTGGAGATTCCGGGAATCATTCAAACAAAAAAGGGGTTTTATGAGGAAATTAGCGACCTAAATGGAATCGCCATTCCGTGCATGTACTACGACCATTTGTTGAATGCATGGAACGATAGCTACTCATACAAAACAAAAGATAGCATTTTATATGACATTATAGATATGAATATTGAGAACCTGAATGAAAAGAAACAACAGTTTTTGTTGGAAATCATCGATAAACTGCCCGAAACAATCGAATCCGTTAACGATTATTTATACATGGCCAATATCAATACTGCAATACAAGAATCTCTGTATTTTAAGTTGAACCAGATTGATAAAGATGACTATAATTGGCTAACCAATGAAATGGTCATGATATGTAAAGACCGGTTGAAGCATGTTGTCAGTCCGGATTGTCAAGGTTCTCCACCTCGCGTAGAAGAATACATTATAAATGCGTCCATGGACGAACAACACTCACAAATTGACCGGTTTATTGAACGAATATTACCTGGAAAGAAATTCAGGTTCAACGCCCGCGTCGATTTAATGACAGAAACCACGATTTGGGAGTTTAAATGTACGAACGAATTGACTCACGACCATATGTTACAAGTCGTTATTTATGCTTGGTTATGGAATATGAAACAAGTAGAAGAGAACCTGGACACAAATGAAAAAACATTTCGTCTTTTTAACATCAAATCGGGGGAATTATTGCGATTGGATGCGAGTATGGGTGATTTAAATAATATTATGTCTTGTTTGTTATGTTCTCGATATACAGAACCGGTGGAGAAAAGTGACACGCAATTTGTAGATGATTGTTTGTCATCTATAAGCCGGCTGTGTCGCGACGATGCATAAAACATGGCTGCATACTTCGCTTACAGAAGTTGCCGTTTTTCAACTGTGCGCCACATACATAGACATAAGTTCCATTTCCGGTTCTCTTTTTATTTGCATTCCAATATCGACTTGCTTCATCAAAGTCGATATTGACATCCAGTATTTCTGCGTTAGTTTGGCTGCGGGTTTTCATTTTGTGTGATGTATATTTGCCATATGTTGGGTTGACGCGTTGTATTCAATTTTTCTGTTGCTGTTTTGTTTTTTGGCGCAGGTTTTGCGCAGGTTTACAGTCGTTTCGAGAACATGATATGTATATGTTGTATTTATAGTATATTTGAATGTTTATTGATATGTTTTTGGTGGGTTCTCTTAATGACAGACAATGTTATATTGCGCTAACTTCGTCTTTAATTTAGTCGACACACTCTTCAACGAAACTGTCGTGGTTTTCAAATTACTGCTCGCCTGTTGAATATATTTTATATCCACATCGTTCGACATGGCAATACTTACACCAAACTCACACAGTGTATTCCAATTATCGATTGTTTCCACCGATTTTGCAATAATATTCTTCTCGGCCGCCGATAAATCGGCATCTACCAAAGTAGGACTATCTTCAGGCGAAACAAAATGATTTATATATTGCATGGCACAGTTGACTTCGTCCATCACGCCCGCTAGAATTAACTTGGTCTCATGGGCGGATTTGGGTAATTGAACCGCCGAAGTAGCAAACACCGTCTTTTTAAATTTACCGAAAATATTCGACAGATTAACTATCTTTGACAGCGCCGTCTTAATGCTTCGCAAAAAGTTTAAATCGGTAATAATACTCACATTCTGTAATTTCACAATGAACCCGTTGAACAAATTACTTAACTCGTCCGCGGCAGCCGCAAATTCATTAAAGCCCGACACGTCCACGTCCAGTTCCATTTGTTTTGATTCGGTCGCAATTCGGGCAGCCGCCTCGAACAAACTGGTGTAATCATCAATGGAGCCTTTTCCGTGGAAATCACTGCATTTGAGTTCTCCTGCATATGTTCGAATTGACTCCAACAGAAGATTCGTCTCGCTTTCGGGTTCTACCAAATCATTATACGTATCGACGGTTTGCTCCAAATTCTGAGTAATTTGTGGGTCATATATTTCAGGTTCGTCGGTATCAAACGTGGTTCGCGCGATTTCTACACCGGTCGCGCTCTTCCCCGTTTCATGCACTATTTCAAAACCAATTCCGTCAATAACGAGGTTTGAGCTAACATCTGTAATGGGGACAATTGTGGGCAAAACAATATTGCATGAGGGGTCAAGAATCACATTTCCAGAACTATCTTGAACGACTTGGTTATGACTGTTGTCATTTACGCCGTGATTTCCGTTGTTGCCATTTCCACTTTGATTTCCGTTGTTGCCATTTCCAGATTGATTACCACTGTTGCCATTTCCACTTTGGTTCCCACTGCAATCGGGTTCGCTATCGGAGTCGCTATTTGACATAGTTGTCATAATAAACGAACAGAATAGGAATTATAGCAATATTTAAATACCTAAAACGCAGTCACATTTAAGGTTTGTATTACAATTATTAAATAATACTTTACATAACTGTACGATTACCTATAAAAATAGGGAATCGTAATTGGATTTTTAGCTCATCTATATATTGTTAGCGTATTGGCTTCACTCTCGCTCTCAACATAATAATCTAATTATCACATACACATTAGGACTATTTGTTATAATAATAATAATTCCAATAAAACATAATATAATACGCGCAATACATACACATGCTGCGTCAATAAAAACATATATAATTTACTTGGCAGTTTTACGCACACATCCCCGTTTGTGGGCGGCCAAGGCTTTCAAGTTATTCGCAAAATAACTTTTACATAATTCGCATTTTAACCCCGGTTTGGGAATTGGCGCCATATACTTAGACGATAAAAATCGGTCTAATGCTGGTAGCTTCAATTCGTCGATTTGGGATAACACCTTCTTCTGGTGCTCCTTGAACACTTCTGCAATCGCCGATTTTTGCGAGAGAAATGTCTGGTAATCATTGTTTATAATATCGAGGATATCTTTGGGAATCGAATATTCGTTCTCCGTTTTGCCCTGGTACTGCGACAACCGCGACAACAATGTATCGATAATATCCACTGCAACCTGTATTTTCGCCGGATTATATTCGACTTTATGAACATATACAACAATATGACTGTTGTGAATATCGATTTGATAGTTCTTTTTGGCCGAAATGCCGCTCATTTGAGACAACACAATCCCATGACAATTCTTATCATCCACCGTCTGCAAAAACAACGATATATCATCGCACCCAATATTCGTATCCTGGGTGAAATTTTTGATGATAATGTTCGATTTGCGCAGGCGCTTCAACATAATCTCGTCTTCGTTCAAATCGGGCGGTTGTAGAATTTCAGCGCTGGAATAGAGTTCGGTCAATACGGAAGTGAGCACTTTACTATCGTTGAATGTTGGCGATATGGACCGCTGCGATTGTACCAACACATCTGCCAAACTGGTTAATAACTGCTGGTGCTCCTTGGCGAAAGTAGTTTGGATAGATTTCAATGTGTTGATATTTGCATTGATGCGGTCTTCACTCGCACTAATAAACGTGAATACGGGCTGTTGTAGGTGCTGGAACATCCCGGCAACCTTCATTTCAAAGTTGGTAATGAATTCTTTTACCGAGCCTTTATCCACATGTTCAGTTAGTGTGTTTATGTCTTGCGACAGAGATTTACAGAAATTGGTTATCGAATCGTTGATTTGATTATATAATATATTTTGGTTTTTGGGTATAATTGTGGTAAGTATTGAATGCGTTTTATCGAGTAACATCTTATTGCTTGTTTCCAACAGCGTACATAAGTTCTGTTGATTATTATTTGATGCAACAATTGTGCGGATTTCATCGATATAATCTTGTTTGATGTTTTCGATTTCTTCTACGAATGAGTCGACGTCTGTTACCTGTGGTGGTGTTGGTGAATTAGCCGATGTACGTGACAGTGTTTTCAGTAATTCAACGATAATTCCATTGATAACTGCAAAGTCGTATTGTGGATTTTTTTCATAAAAATCGATGACAGATTTGTCATCAATATGTAGTTTGTACGTGCTTGGCATACAGTCTGAAACCTATATAGTAGAAATAGATTATAAATTTTATATCCGTTTGTCCATTTAGTTAGTTAGGCGTCTGAGTCTTCAGTCAGCGAACTATATTGTTCAAATTCTTGGGTTATTATGGGCGTTTTTATTTGTGTTTTCAATTGTGTTTGTGGCAAAACAATTGGATTGTATTGATTCATTGAAAATGTGGCGGTTTTATTGCGCGATTTTCGCGAATATATCGGTGGATTATTCGGCAAGTTATCCGTTATAGAATGAATAGTTGATTCAATAGTTTGAATTTTCGATTCAAGAACAGATATGCGGTTTGTTAATTGAGAACAGTGATATTGTAAACAATAGTTGTCATATAATAGTCTGTTATACTGGGATGTCATTTATAAATTATAGTTTGATAAAATGATATCCCTAAATAAATGGCTTACCTAATATGCAGCGGCATTGACAATTATAAATTACAACTGTGATTACACAACTACAACAGTAGTTTACATATTTACAAATAGTTGCATATGGTGCACAAATGTTACTGCATATATGCATTTATCGCTTTTAGATAGAAGTATATTTTTGGCTGCGAATAAAATATTACTAGTTAGTATATGTCAGCACCGACAAACATGATGCCCACTCCGCCATTCCAGCAATGGCAAAGCTTTGCCCCCCCGTATGCTTACGACCCCAGAGACGAGACTGAGGTTCTTACAGCAATTAACGATAGCGAGCGTAACCTTACTGCCAGTCACGCCGGTATTACAAAGGACATTCACCAGACAACACTCGGTCTTCGCGACGCAATCGAGAAGGGGACCTATTTGAACAGCAATTCGATTGAACGTACATCTGGACAAACTGTGTCCGCAGTTGAGCGCAACGGCAGTCAACTCGGCTCTGCTGTTGAGCGAGGACATGGTGTTATTATGACCGCTATTGAGAAGGTCGCCGGCGAGAACCGCCTTACTACCACTGTCACTGATGCTGCCAGCCGCCAGGCTTCCGCTGATAGCGCACGTGATTTGGCTATTGCCATTGAGCGTAATGGTGCTAATGCTGTAAATGCATCACAAAATGCAAGCGGAACATTGCTCGGTTCCATTGAGCGCAATGCTGGCGAGAACCGTGTTACCACCGTGACCTCGCAAGGATTCTTGGATACAAAAATCACAGATACTCGCCATTCTATTTTGAATGCATTGAATTCTTCGGCTGCCGAAATGCACGGAGAAGTTGTTCAATCTAGTAACATATTATCTAAGGCTATTAATGACAGTGCATGGGAGACAAGAAGTGCATTATCTTCTGGATTTTCCGCTGTTGCACTTGGAGTAGAGCGGTCTAAGTCCGATTTAGCCTCGCAGGCTTCTTCCCAGTATGCTTCTTTATTATTGGAGCAGCAGAAGATGGGACAGTTCTTAGCATCCAAGTCTGACAATCAATTCGCAATGACCCAGATAGAAATCTTGAAATCTAAGTCCGATTTGGCTACCCAGTCTGCTCAACAGTTCGCTATGACTCAATTGGAATCCCAGAAGTTAAGCGCGCTCGTTTCTGCCCAGATGGCGGAAGCGAAATACGATGCTCTTAAGAATACACAGGACCTCGGCAAGCAAATCGCTGAGTGCTGCTGCTCTCTCAAAGAGAAGAACGATGAGATTGAGACGAATCGTCTTCGCGATGGTCTTGCCAACGCAAACAACGACAACAATATGTTGAAGGTGCTTGAGCAGGCGAGACAGGGTTCTGGACCTTTGGGTCAGGGCATATTGGGTGCTTACGGTTACCCCGGCGTCGGCATTGGTCCTTATGGACCTGGCTACGGACCTGGCTACGGACCTGGACCTAATTACAGCGAGGGCGCCAACGTGAACATATATGAGAGACGCGGTCGTAGACACCGACGTAGTCATCACGATGATTCTCGATGCAGCTCTCGTTCCGGCTCTCGCTCTCGCTCTCGTTGAAGGCGCGAGGACGATGAAGAGTATATTAAGTCGTTAGTAATTAATATCAAACCAGAGAATAGGTCTTGGGCAGAAAGTGGCCGGTCTGGTAATAACCAAACTGCAGTTGAACCCATACAAGCACCAGAACCGGTAGTCGAACTTGCACCAGAACCTACACCCATACAACTACTTGAGCCTGTAGTCGAACTTGCACCAGAACCTACACCCATACAACTACTTGAGCCTGTACCTGAACCTACACTCATACAAACATTGGAGCCTATACCGGAACCGGCAGAGGAACCTGAACCTGTAGCCGAACCTGCACCCATACTAATGCCTGAACCTGCACAGGAACCTGAACCGGTACAAGCAGAGTAAATTACATACCTCTATAAGTAAAACAAACATGACACAAACGCATTCTATTCTTATAGAATACTCTTCATTGGCCATAGTATAGACTAACTAAAAATATAATAAAAAATTCAATCGTTTTTATTATAGACTCAAATATTTACACAAATTTTGCAGATTACAGTTGTAATTTACAAAATCACAGTTGTAAATTACAAATAATTTCACAAATTCGTTTTTTTTGTAATTACAGATTCACTACTGTGAAAAGTACTTTGACACACCCTGTATAAAAAATTGATACGACGTGTGGGATGTACTGACTGCATAATACAGTTATAACCAGCTTTATATCAATCATGTTATCTAATCCCAAGTTTATCGCCGGCGAAGTTGCGCGTTCCAAATGGAGAAAGCCACTGTTGGCCGAACCATTAACTATATTCGATTATTGTAATCGTGCAGTCGGGTCGTGTTTCATCAAAATGGCGGATGTTGTATTGGACGACGGCGCCGTGCGTCGTACGACAATACAAACCGTTGCCGTCGACGAAGAAAAATGGAAGGAAACCGCCGAACATATTTATATTATTACGCGAAATGCAGAAATTATGAAAATCGGCGGAACCCGTACCGGAATGAAAGCCAGATGGGGGTCATATTTATGTGGCCATTGTGTCGCCGAGCGAATGAATAAGCACGGAGAACCAAACCCGGGCAAGATGTCTGTCACAAATGCGCATTTGTATCATACTATCGAACACGATTTGTTGCTGGGAAATAAGTGGGAGTTTTATAGCTGGAAGCTACCGGATACGACTGTGCCCGTCGAAATTTTCGGGGAAATGATTCAGGTCGTTGCTCAAACATATCATGCGTATGAATCCAGATGCATTGAATTGTTTAAGACGATTACCGGACATATTCCACAACTATGCGACAATGCCGACCCTAATTACAAAACAAAAAAAGAATAAACAACATATAATCGAGAAAAATATTTGACAAACAATACCGGACAACCTCATAATCTGCGCATTTTATTGTAACTTAACTAAACAAATACTTTTTTGCTGTACGAAATACTCGACTAGCTCGTCATTCCGGTAGTCTTCGATGTATTTTATTTCGCGAACGCCGGCCGCGATTAATAACCGCGTACAAATCAAACAGGGATAGTGTGTTATATATGCGGTTGCGTCGTTACACGATACTCCGCGCTTCGCGCAATCACAGATTGCATTTTGTTCTGCATGTATCGTTGCTTGTTCGTGATTGTCTCTTACAATACTCGTGTGCGGACACCCGGGTAAAAAACCGTTATATCCCTGACTAATAATACGATTGTCTTTTACAATTAAACACCCGACTTTGAGTCGCTCGCATGGCGAGCGCTTCGATGTTACTTGCACAATTTCTTTGAAATAGCTATTCCAGTCCGGCCGGGATTCCATAAATATATGTTGAAATACAATATCAACATATGTTTATTAGGTTTGTGGGCATATGTTTATGGGCATGTTTATGGTCTAATGTTCATCGATAAACCGTTTTTCTTCGTCACTTATATTGAAATAACTATAAATACTGTTTTCATCGACCACATCGACCTGCGGAATAGGAAAACTCTGCAATATGCGAATATTATTAAAGTTCCCCCATCTACAAATGTTATTAATGAACACATACAGCGGGTGTTCCAGTATTTGTTTGATGCGATTTGCTTCTTCTATGCTACTGCATCGTATGAAAACGATTGACTGCGTCATCCCACAATTATCTACATACACATTATATTTGTCGGTTGTTGACATAAACACCTTATATCCGTCCTGGAATTTATGTGGCCTCGACGCGTAGCACGTTTGCTTCGGGGTATGAATTAACCGATGCTTGTATACATCGTCTGCCACATCTCGAATGTATTCTCGCTTTGTATATCGATGCAAATCGCTACTGGTTTCTACACGATATTTGGGTATGGTCTCTCTGTCGATTGTCTTTGCCAATATACTATAGATTTCTTCTGTGTATAGAAGTGGGATGTATTTTCGCTCGATGGACGGCACCGAACTCATGTATTCATTCTTTTTCCATATTCCTGACACGGTGATGTTGTGGTGTGCTGGCAGGTTTTGAATTAAATACCATGTAAAACTGGACCCGATTTTCTTGAAATATCGCTTTGCTCGATGAATGTCGAGTCGCACAATTTGCAATCGTGTTAGAATCTTGATAAGCTCGTTGCGGTCTGCATACGACATCCAATTATCCGGGGTGATGAACAACAAATATCCGTCTGGTTTTAATACGTCCAGTGTTTTTTGGATAAAATCTTTGATTAAATTGTGATTCTTCGATGCACGCTTGCCGTTTTCCAATAGCTTTGCATACGGCGGATTTGCGACAACCAAGTCGTATTTGGTCGTGTATGCTGTTTTTAGAAAGTCGTGCTGTGTGATTTGTAGTTGGTAATTGGCAGCATCGAACATTTCGCGGACATTATCGAGACGCTGGGCATTGATGTCGTTGAATTCGAGCATATTTTGTAACACTATATGGGGTTCATGGTGATCGATTAACTTGTGATATATGTGGACGCCGAAATTGCCATTTCCGCAACAGGGGTCGAGTATACGTAAATCGGGACTTGACCAGAAATCGGCTGGAATGGAGTCGATTAACTCTTTTACACACTTCATTGGGGTGGGCTCGTCGTTTGTTGACACGTAGGTGGTTTTGTCGACGTTTAATACAGTGTCATAATGTCTGCAGATTGCGGTGCATGACGCGGTTGTAATTGACATACGTGTCGGGGTCGCTGATTGTTCAGGTGATTGCTGTGGTGAGTTTTCTGGTGATTGTTCAGGTGAGGTTGCTGGCGTGGGTTCTTCTAATGAGTTGCTCGCACTGGTCGGCGCACTACCACGCACACACGATGTTTTTCGCTTCATATGTTGAACATAATGGGACCGCTGCGAGAATTCTTTGTTGCATTTTTCACAATTATAATTTGGCATTGTTCGTAAATGGATTATAGTAATTTACGTTAGTATATTATTATAATTTACGTTGTTCGGTTTATATCAATTTTCCAAAAGCATTATGTTGTTTTGTTCACGAACAACTCTTTTGCCATTGTCTTGATAATCTTGTTGTCTAATTTGATTTGCTCGTCTTCGACGTCGCCCAATATAGCGCGCATCATTTTGTAACAGAATTCGTAGTTGCGGCTCTCCATTACTTCACAATCTGGGTGTGCGGTTCTCCAAACGGGAACGGTTCTGTAGTTATTCATGGAAATACGGCTCAAAATTTTGCGGAGTTTGGATAGCTCTTCTGTGTCTTTACTCCATCCCGCGTCGTCCTTGATATACATGGTCTCTCGCTTAATATCTGTACAATGAATGGGTCGCTTTGTAATATCCATGTCTTTGAGGCGGGCCATGATCATTTTTGTCATGCCATTCACATATCCGTGGTTGCCGATGTATTCCAGCTCGTCGATGTGAACATTCAGGTTGCGGAGAAAATCGGTGATGCTTATTGCGTCTTTGCATGTATCGTTCAGGAAAAAATTCAGGTTGAACTTATTCGAGGTGTTATTGTTGTTATTGATGGTTTTTCCTTCTTTGAACATTTCCACCATTTGGTGTTGCAGTTCGTTATTTTGGGCGTATGACTGCTGCAATTGTACTTGGGTTTCTTGCATTTGCTTGTTTTGGTCAATCATCAGTTGTTTGAACTCTTGGTTTTGACGGAGTAACTCGACAATTGCAGCTGGACTATTGTGTATATCGACACATGCAGACTGTGCTTTATACGTGCACTGCTGTTTATGTCTCCATAAACCGGTTCGTTCTTTATATATCTTACCACACTCACATGTAAAACTTTTTGGAACATTCTGGAACCTTTGTGTTGACAATTCCGTTGACGTTCGTTGATACTCAACCATTGTCTCATGTTTACGAGTGAGTAGATGACGATTATATTGACTGATTCGTGACGTATGATAGTCACACATTTCACATGAGAACTTTTGCGAACAATCTTGAACCATTATGTTGTTTATCTATCAACAGATATAGTTCCTAAACCTTTCTACGCAAAAATCACAAAAAAAAGTATGCAGTCAAACTAAAATTGTTTTTTCGGGATTTACAGCATTATGCAGCAAAACTGATTTTTCATATTTTCAGAAAAAGAAATGGCCTCGCTTTTCAAAAATGGACATTTTTAAAATGTCCATTTTCAGAAAACTGCAACACAAATTTATATAACCGTTTTTGGTGGGAACTATAATTGTGGGACAGTGAACATATTAGATGTATGATTATTATTTGCTGGCTTTTCCTTCCTTGAACCACTCAATAATTTGGTTTTGTAATTCGGTATTTTGGGCGAAAGTCTTCTGTAACTGTGCTTGGGTTTCTTGTATCTGTTTGCTTTGGTCAATCATGAGTTGTTTGAACTCTTGGTTTTGACGGAGTAATTCGGCAATTGTAGCAGAATCATTAATAACAGTATTATCGGTTGATTCATTCGATTCTTCTACAGATGTATCATATGTACATTTAATACCATGATTATGCAGACTTTGGCGATGTTTATATATTTTACCACAATCACATGTGTATGTATGGTGTTGTTGTTCGGTTGTTGGATCACTTGTTGTAAGTATAATATGTTTTTGAGTGAGTAAATGCTTGTTATAATCTTTTTTGTTCAATGTATTATAGTGACATAATTCACAATTATATTGCATATGGTTTTCTGGTGAACTATTTGTGTTTGTGTTTGATGTATTATGTTTTATTACCATCTTAAGATGTTTATTGGTTTGGTTGTGAACTTCATGTGCAGTTTTTGTTGGAAAAAATACATTGCACGTTTCACATTTCGGTATTATCTTTTCTGGTTTTACTACCTTCGGTGGTGTCACTTTTGGTTTTGGCATCGGTTCAATGCTATTCAGTGTTGCATTATGTTCTTCAAAATACTGCTGTTCTATTTTTCTGGCTTCATAGCTGTCAGCACATTCGCGAAATGCAATTATTTCCATCTTCCAATTGTTCCACCCACCAAATTCACGTATCACATTATACACCTTACAATTGTAATTATCAGCCTTTGGATTTGCGCAGCTGCGTTTATGACCATGTTTTCGCTGAACAAAATTCGTGGTATGTCCAATATACACATCTTTCACATCAGGATTCTTACAATGAATCTTATAAAATACAGTGTTGGAATAATCAATATCTGTCTTTGGCATTATATAGATCATTATAAGAGTAAATTCTATATTGTTTCGTCTACAATAAGATTCTAACCTGCATCATTCGAGTTTCACAAACTGGGGTCGTCAAAATCCAATGCAAACATATCATCATCATCTTCCGTGAATATATTAGTACCATCCGTTGCGTCGTGCCTAGAATATATGTGATAACTACAGAGTGTCGCTATTATAGACCACAGAAATATGTTCCATATTTGAAAACAATAGATCATAAACATTAATATTTTCGACATGTTAGAATTGTTCATATCCAAGAAAAACGAAAAACCGTTTGAAACTGGTATGGTCATGAATTGCCGACATATTGGACAAGTATTTGCTACATTATACCATTTATTTACACAGCAAACGTGTAACCACCCGCCGCACTCACATAGTTTTAAATATATTTTCTGTGTTTTCCAATCAATCGGCGCATCTTTATTGTCGGTGTAGATTTCCAAACAAATCAAACATTCGTTCGATTGTATATGCACGATTTCGGGTATTTTATCGGGTAAATATTCGTAATGGTCAATAACTCGTGGAACATGAAACATAATATATAATATTGAAGATTTAAAATATCGTAAGACACCGAAATAGTATGGCGTTGAATATGCAATAAAAATGTCATATTTTTATTGCAGAAAACGAAAAGTACCCGCGTTTTCAAACATTCACACGTGAATCATTGGTAAAAACCCACGACGTTCCGGTTGAATCACTTGAAAACACAAACGACGTATTTGCAGGAGGACTGGATGTCGAATAGATTGACCCACATGGATTTAAAAACGCGGTCCCATTTGTAATATTGTACGGGGAATTTTTGGTCGAGTCGATTGGATTTCCATTTGCATTCATTGGATTTCCATTTGGATCATTTCCGGACGGGTAAGTAATATTGGCAGTTGAATACCCTGGACTGGGTGGACTGGATATAACATACACTTCGACAAATTGTCGTTGAGACCCAATGTTCTCTTTGATTAACCGTATTTGATATTGATATGTAGGTGTAGAAATATTATCCGTATAATAATCATAAAATGTAACAAGCAGTGTATTGGTTGAATAATTTGTCGTTATATTGTTTGCATAAGAAAACGTTTTCAACGCTCGGTCATAATTTCCTAACAATATAGATGGTACCAGATTACGCGTAATGTCTCCTTCTGCAGTTGGACTGGGTGTGCCGAATATTAATGCATTGTTGGATGACCAATATAAATTATTTGTGTAATTAGTACCGAAAAAATTAAACACCATATTTGCCATGGGAATCGGGACATCGCCGTCGTCTATTGTATTTGGTATTGTGGGTGTCGATGCATCAAATAATGAACCGGGTATGGTAACCGACGTGAAACTACCAGAATAAAGAGAACCGGGTCCGCTTATAACACTTATATTAGATGCGGACGGTGCACAATAACATCCATATCTACGGCGATCATTTGCTAAACCTGAACGTAGTTTACTCATATATATATTATGTCGACCAAAAAATATGGATCAACATGACGGGTTTATGCCGATATAACACATAAAAGTCCATTGTGTTTTTGATCAGGTTCTCCATTTACTCCAAAAACTTCTGTAAAAATAATCCAAAAATATTATGATGCAGTTGTTTTATCCAGCTTTATCTCGGGCAATACCTTCTTGTAGATCTTTTTGTTGAGTTTATCGTGGTCTTCGTAGTTTCCCAGTGAATGGACACATGCTTTTGCATAGAAATTGTATTCGGGCGTGTCCAACTCGCGGGCCAGTGGGTTGTCTCGCACGTATTGTTTCACCTCGGCGTAATATTTATTCTCGATGCTGTTAATCAATCCATTCATGATGGGTGCGTCTGCAGTGCTTTTGTTCCACGTTTCCATGTCTTTGATATATACCGTTTCGCGTTTCAGGTCGGTACAATGCAGCGGACGGTCGGTTATTGCCATTTTATTGAGTGACTGGATAAGAAGGTTGCTAATACTGTCCACATAACCATCCTTGGAAATCGCCACTAAATGACTCATATTGATTTCGATGTTTCGAATAAAGTCTTGTAAGCTGATGGCGTCTTTGCATTCTTTCTCGAGGTAAAGCTGGACATTGAATGTATTATTGCTGTTTGTATTCGTGGTACTGTTGTTATTGCCGATATGGGGAATCATTTCTCTCATAGTATTTTGCAGTTCCATATTTTGCTTGATAAGTTCGTCTTGGTGTTTATCTTTTGCAGCCATTTGCGCAATAAGTTCGTCTTGATGCTTGTTTTTCACAGCCATTTGTATCATTAGTTCCTTGACCAATACCAGCAATTCCGCGGAGTTGGGTTCAATGGGCTCGATTGTAGCTTGAATGTTCTCTTCATGTGGTTGCGGGGTATATATACAGACCTTCTTATGCTTCCATAATCCAGACCGCGTCTTAAAGTTTTTTGTACAATTGCTACACGAATAATCGTTTCCAACCGTTTCCGCGTTATGTTTTGCAGACCGAATATGTTTATTGAAGTCACCCTTCTTGCTGCATCCATAGTTGCATTTTTCACAGTTAAATTTATGGAGAATTTTGGTGAGTTTATCATTTCCAAAAGTTTCCATAGTCCCTATATAATGGAAACTCATTTTTCTCCTAAATCCTTTTCCGCAAAAAGTATAAAAAAGTTTACAGTAACAAATCAAATCATGCAAAATCGGGTTTCGCTGCATTATGCTGTGAAGTGGTTTTTTTACATATTCGGAAAAACTTATTGGGTCACTTTTCAAAAATGGACAAGGAAAGTACATGTCCAAAATTCAAAAACGAGCCGAAAAGTTTTTCATGTGTTTTTATGTGGGAACTATATTTGTGGGAAAAGTACATGGCCGCGGCAATATTATGATAAATTACATAAGATTATTTATCATACTATACGAATGGGATATATCTATACAATCACAAATAAGACCGATAACAAAACATATGTTGGACAAACTGTAAGAGAACTGGATACCCGATGGAAAGACCATTTGAAAAAGGGAAGCAATTGTAGATATCTAAAATCTGCAATTGCCAAATACGGTGTCGACAATTTTGTGTTCAAACTGGTATGTATAACGTTTGATAATATGTTAGATGATATGGAAATTCAATACATTCAAAAATATAATTGTTTGGCACCAAATGGTTATAATTTGAGATTAGGGGGAAATTCGGGAACACATAATGCAGAAACAAAACAAAAAATAGCGGAAACTCTACTAAAAAATAAGAAAGTCATACAGTTTGATATTCAAGGAAATAGATTAAATACATTTAATAGCTGTACGGAAGCAGCCGAATCTGTAGGGGTATCACGTTCCTCTATCGGTCATTGTTGTAATGATGATATCAAAACCACTGCAGGATTTAGGTGGAAATATGAAAGTAATGAAACAAAATCTCTTGCAGGAATAGCACCATTAACTGGAAGATTCAAACATGGTCAACCATCAACAAACCCGGATGTTATAACTCAAATACCCAGGAAAATAATACAATTTGATATTCATGGAACCAGGTTAAAATCGTTTGATACCTGTAAACAAGCAGCAGAATATGTTGGTGCTTCTCGAGCGTTTATAACAAATTGTTGCCTTAGACCAAATCAAACCGGAAAGGGATTTTATTGGAAATATGAAAGTATTAATTCGAGTGTTATAGAACCAGGAGGTCAAGATGAAATTTATAAAGAGATTATATCAAAAAGAAATAGAAAAGTCATACAATTTGATATTCATGGAATTAGGTTAAAATCGTTTGATAGTTGTAGAGAAGCAGCCAAATATGTTGGAGCTGCATCTGCATCTGCAGATATAAGCAAGTGTTGTAATGGAAAACGTAAAACATCAATAGGATATATTTGGAAATATGAAGCTATTGTAAAATAATGCATATACATAATAAGTATTTCAATTATTATGTAACTAAAAAGTGCGCGGTATGTGATTTGAACACATGCGTTGTAAAACAGTGGGTATTTTATGATTCCAAAAGAATCTCTTAAGTCCACCTCCTTAGACCACTCGGACAACCGCGCTTTTTTTGAACATAGTTTAACGACATATTCGGGTCGTAGATGCTCGAATGCGGGGTCGAACCGCAGACCTTCGGCTGTCTTCGAAAATTTCATAAGACCGATGCTCTAACCAACTGAGCTATACGAGCAAAAAGACACTAAGGCTGTCTTGGATATCCAGAACAATCACCCGATGAGGGGCTTGAACCCTCGACCACGAGCTTAAAAGGCGCGCGCTCTACCGACTGAGCTAACCGGGTAAGTTTATTTACAGTTATTTACACCATGTACACATATTATATATGCATCGTCTTTTTATATCGTTATTGCAAATGAATTATAAATGTTGACCTCCATAGTCCGCACCGTTGGCCGAATCGCAACATTCAAATATAATTTTGATTGTGGAAACAATCTAAAGTTTTATTAGATGAATTACTTAATTACACATAAAATGGACCCGTACATATACATAAACAAACACTCATTATCCCCGGAAATATGTAAAGATATCATAGAAATTTACGAAAAAACGCAAAATAAACACAGAGCTACAACGTTAGGTGGAATAAATGAAGACGTGTTTAAAGCAACGCAATGCTATATAAACAATATTACAGACAAGGAATGGCCAACGATTCATGAATTCTTAAAGCAGGAACTGACGAATAATTTGAAAACATATGCAAAGATACTCGATGACCAAATTGGCGACGGCAATACATACAAACATTTTAAAGAAGATATAATATATAACGACTTTCACATAAATAAGTATGAGTGTCAACATGAAGGCAAATATGAGTACCACTTAGATAGATATTTAACCAAAGGAATGGATCAGGAGAGATACATAACATTTATTTGGTATTTAAATGACGTAGATGAAGGAGGTGAAACGGAGATGAGAGGAAACATAAGAATAAAACCAGAAACAGGGAAGTTGTTGTTATTTCCATCGACATGGACATATCCACATTGTTCACGAAAGACCATGTCCAATGATAAATATGTTATTGTGGGGTGGTTAATGCGAAAAGTTACTTAATTCATATAAATACATATATTTGCATGATTTTTACACAAGATATTCATTATTTATTTGTCATAATGTTGCCAGAGCCAACCGGTAATAATATATTTATCATTGGATATAGGGACTTTTCCGGTATGCGGAAACGTCCAACATGCTGGAAATAATACAAGTTTTCCAGCTTCGGGTTTAATACTATATTTTGACCAGAACTCGGTTTCGCCTCCCTCTTCTACGTCATTTAGATACCATAAAAATGTAAGTTTACGAATTTTTCGATCAGTAAAATCGCATCTAGAATCTTCATGATATACATATTTTCCAACATTTTTTTCATATTTTTGTAGTTGCATTGATGCAGAGGTTAGATAAGTCGTACTAAATATTTGATAATTTGGATGAACCATATTGTTGTATTTTTTAATACATTCGTTGAGATTATTGTTTAATTCTGTTGATAATACTTTATTAATTTTATCCCATCGAGTTCCTCCCTTTGTTATTATGAAATCAGTGGTATCTTTAATATTTTTATTCAATCCAGAGGAAGTTAATCCAGCGTAACGACTATCTTCTTGTTCGAATAGATTTATTATATCATTGCATAATTCACGAGAAATAGAAGTTTTATTAGTATAAACAAGGTCGATAATATTAAAGTTTTCCATATATAATGTATATAAGCAGATATTTATATATTTATAAATAATATAGTTTTATGTCGAACTTTTTATTTAAGGGCATTCCAATAAATAAAATTATAAATATAGCAGGAGATGCAACGACTACAACAAATTATGGGTTTAAATATAATACAACTAGTATTGCTAACTCCAAGCCATTAGGTTCTGTCGGATATATGGTGGGTGGAGTAGACATTGCAAATACAGGAGATGCGTATAGAGAGAATTTTACAACTACATCGACAGTAACGGTTCCGACTGGTGCAAAATCATTTCGTTTTCTTGGTAGAGGAGGAGGAGGAGGAGGAGGGGGCGGGGGGGGAGGAGCATTGGCATTTTGGGATTCGGATGCATGGCAAGCTGGAGGACATGGTGGTAATGGAGGTGTAGGTGGTTATGTATATACTACTGCAACTGTAGGTAGCGCTACTTCTCTAACCGTTACCATAGGTAACGGTGGCGGTGGCGGCCCAGGGGGGGCGGCAGACTCGTCTCCAAATAACGATGCGGCCGGAAAGGGTGGGGACCCAGGAGGTACTGGTAATGAAACATTTTTTACAATAAATAATACAAAGTCAACTGCTGCTCCGGGTGGGGTGGGTGGCAATGGCGGTGGCGGTGGAGCAGCAAATGATAATCAAGATACTCCAGATGATCGGCGTGACGCAAATGTCCCACGAGCCGGAGGTGGAAATACTGGTTCGAACTATCAGGATCAAATAGACCCTAATTGGGACAACACAGGTATTACGAGCATTAATATTGCTAACGGAGGGGATGCAGGTACTGGTGGATACGCAGTTGGTAGTCGTCTAGGGCCGGGCGATATTAATAACCCTGGCACCATCGGCGGTGGCGGGAAAGGAGGTGCCGCACAAATAATATGGTTATACGGATAATGTTTAAAAGCTAACATTTACGAACCCAACTAACAAATACCTACAACCTGATGTAATCGGTAATCCAGAATGTTTAATACGACTGCTATGTATTAAAATATCACCTTGTTCTAAACAAGAAGTTAAGCCATCGTCAAAATATGTCCCTCCACCTTCAAATTCACTGGATTCGTTAAGTAATATATTGAATGAAATAAATGATCCATCTGTATGCATTTCTAAATGATTTTGTGCGTCATGTGAATATTTTACCACAAATAAATCTTTAATATCGATTACCATATCATCGTGCAACCCATAGGATAATCTAATTTTGTTAGTTATCGTTTTTAATGTTTCTAAAATAATACCAAAAATAGATGGTATTTTATCAACAGGTAGGTCTGTAGTTGGATATTTGTGATGTCGGGTTGTCATCCAACCGCCATTGATCTTTGCATATTTTTCACATTCATTAATAATGTATCTACACATGTCTGCTGAATATATTTTAGGAAACGAAAAGCGCTGTAAGAACCGATTATATTTTAAATATATCTTGTCATTTGAAATTTCGCGAATATCGTCCATAATAACACCATATTTTGCCTTTAGACCTGCATGTTTTTTTTCTTCCGCGATAGAATAATCTAATATAAATTTAAATGTATGATATCTATTGACGCGATTTGTTTTAATAAATTCATTAAATTTGTAACATGTGTCAGTCTTTTTATTGTATAAAATATCATTAAACAGACTGTAATTAATCGTATCGCTACAAACATTCACTGAACAAATTTGGGTATTATCCTCGCGCAATGTAATAAGTGATTCGTCTCGATCAAATGACGGATCATAATTGGAAATCTTCTCATTATTAAGATTGTAATATTCAACTTCATGTGGTTTTGTCTTCCAAAAATTAATCGCAATTATATAACGTTCTTGTATACATTGGTTTTCAAATAACGTTGTACTGCCATGAAAGAACCGTCCATCAAATGTAATTTGTTTATTACGCACTGGCAATGACAATATTACTTCATTTTGAGACTCAAAATCTTTATATTTATAGCAATCCATATCAACATTTGTTATAATTGTAGGACAACCAGACACATCATTCAAATATGTTACACATGATAATAGAGGATACACATAACTTCCCTTTCGTTTTAAACTTTCATCGCAATCAACATGCAAAGCAGGAGTTTGAAATTTAGATTTACACCAAAACTCTATTGCGTGATTTTCAATATCGCGAATCTTCAATCGTGCAAAATGAAACATAGCAATGTCGTAAACATATTTTTCAATTAATGTATATTTATTTTTTGTTAGATCCAATAACACTGTGCCGCTACCAAATGCGTCGATGTCTCGTATTAAGTTGTCATGATATTTATGATTACTTATACACCAAGTATTTATATTGTCCTTTCTAGAACTTGCAGCAAAGGGTATCGCGTGATTAGATACTGTATTACAAGCACTTGAGCTGATGGCATTCTTAATCTGCATAATAATTCTATGCGTGGAATTCGTTTTTACCGTATTTATATTTGTTATAATTCCGTCATCTAATATAAACTTTGAATTGTATAGTAGTTGGTCAAAAAACTCATATTTTAAACATGATGCATCTACTACTTGAGTAGCATTTGGTTCATTTATATCAGTAAAATTCATATGGACACCGCAATTGATGACGTCATTTGCAGATGAATAGTAAGGAATGTTATCAAGAGGATATGACCATAAGTTAATCAATAAATAAGGTTGCGTTGTATCTACGTTCCAGTCGTTTAATATGTCTACAAAACCGTGATACTTGCTGCTATCAAATACCAAATGCATATATTTTTTTAAAAAAATTAACTTATTATGCGGTTGGTCTGTGAATTGTTTATATTTATATTGCTTATGATCGATTTCAGTCAATAACAATGGGCATATACAATCGCCAAGATTAGTAATTATCGAACAAACAGGGCTGTTTTTCATGTTCGTTTTTTCATAATTCAGTTTGTCGTAGATAATATTGAATTGATTTACTGGTGATGTTATAATAGAAAACTCAACATATGACGTTTTACTATATGATAAATTCAGGCGAGAAGAATGAAATGCCGTAATTTGTGACACATATTGTTCTAACGTATCCAGAACGGTGCTTTCAGTATTTAATCGATAAGAATTATTGCCAACTGAGGGTAATAGCGTAGATAATGTATCTAGTATATTATTATCATTTAAAACATATAATGCATCGTCAATAACCTGTCGAGAACTATTTATAACAATCGACATAGTTTCTGTTATGCTTTGTGAATTATGCGTTTGTGTGATATTACCAGACATATAAATGTTGTCAATAAACTATAATAAAAGTAGAATTATATATTTAAGTTATTATCAATCGATAATTTAACATCTTTATTATAATCATTTTACTTAAGTGATTATAATGTGTTATGTCACCATAATTATGTATATTAGAAGAATATTTGTATTGTAAGCCGAACATCACTATTTTTTGAGGTAGGTACAACTGAATGTGGTATACCGCCGCATTGCATGATAGACCTATTTGGTTTTGGATACAATCCATTAATTGATTCACCATCTTTATACAGAAAAATCCCTCCCCAATCTTCATCCCACGACTTATTTAAATAAATAGTAAGTCCACCGTTGTGACTGCCATCATTGTGCCATGGTATATGACTACCAGGTGTCCAATAGTAAAACATAATACTTTTTAATTTATCTAACTGACATTTGTTTTTAATAACATCACTTATTTTTTTATGTAAATGATTATCATGGCTTAAAATATGGATTAAAACCAAGTTACTGTCTTTTACTATACCTGGTGCCCAAAAATGATTTGTCCGGAAAGATATTTCGGGCGAACCGATTTTGCTTATAGAATATTCATAACATTCGTTATATAATGCATCGTCAAAAAATTTATCAAATATGCGCAAAGTTTTTTCCATATAGCTATATTGGGGTGTAATCTTTAGTTTATTTTGTTATGTATATATCGATATACTGTATGAGAAGTGTTATTTTGATTTCGAGTAGCTTCTCCAAAATCAATTAATACGGTTTTATCATTATAAATTAACATATTACGTAAATATCTAAGAAATCGTTCTAAAGACGTCTCGCCGGTATCAGCATAATCACGATAAAATACTGAAATTCTTGATTCCATATTACATATTGCAGTATGTCCATTTTTTAAAATATCAAAATGTAACTTACTTTCATCATCCAGATTATTAATACTATTTAAAACATATTTATTTGTATCATAATACTCCATTTCATAAAAGTATAATATTTCATTATTTACATCCAATATAACTTTACCGTATTTATGAGTTTCAGGAACAATTAGTATATTATCAGTTATGGAATTAAAGAAAATGTTATGAAAGTAAAATTCGATTAGCATTTGATAACAAACATCATTCGTGCATGGGTGCTGTTTATTTGTTATCCATATTTTAAATATTCGGTTTTTATTTTTACAAATAGCGGTTCCTTTTACCAAATAATGCACGCCATTTCGATCAAGAATAGTTCTTTTTATCGACTGTATTTTCATTCTAAAGTCACAAATTAAGTCAGGTAGAAATACATCATAATAGTTATATGTTAGTAAATTTGTAAATAGTAATAATATCTCGGTTTTATCGGTTTCATTTATATTATTATTATTGTAAAAATAATCCAAAAAATTAGTAGCTTCACTCATTATATACAGTCTATATAATATAATTGTTACACATTTGGAGATGAGTTTTGTATGGTCCTTATATATCGATATACTGCATGAGAAGTGTTATTTTGATTTCGAGTAGCTTCTCCAAAATCAATTAATACGGTTTTATCATTATAAATTAACATATTACACGGGTGTGTAAGTAATTGATCTAAACCCGTCCCGCTTGGGTAAGCATGATCGCGATGAAATACCGAAATTCTGGATTCCATATTACATAATGCAGTATATCCATTCTTTAAAATATCAAAAAAATAATTTATTTTGTGTAACTTACTTTCATCATCCAGATTATTAATACTATCTAAAACGTATTTTTTTGAATCATAATATTCCATTTCATAAAAGTATAATATTTCATCATTTCCATCTAATACAACTTTACCGTATTTATAAGTTTCAGGAACAATTAGTATATTATCAGTTATGGAATTAAAGAAAATATTATGAAAGTAATATTCGATTAGCATTTGATAACAAACATCATTCGTCTGTGGATGCTGTTTATTTGTTATCCATATTTTAAATATTCGGTTTTTATTTTTACAAATAGCGGTTCCCCTTACAGTATAATGTCCACCATATTTGTCAAGAATAGTTCTTTTATTCGCCATCATTATCCTCTTACCGTTAAAAATTACATCATGTGAAAATACGTCTTGATAGTTATATGTCTGTAAATTTGTATATAGTGATAATATCTCGGTTTTATCGGTTTCATTTATGTGATTATCATTGTAAGAATAATTCAAAAAATTAGTAGCTTCAGTCATTATACACAGTCTATATATTATATTTTTCATGTATTTACGCAAAAATAATTATACCGTCAATGTCAGGTTCTTCATTTACTCTAAAAACTTCCATAAAACAGTCCAAAATATTATGACGCAGTTGTTTTGTCGAGCTTTATCTCGGGCAACACATTCTTATAGATTTTCTTATTCAGTTTATTGCTGTCTTCACCTGCACCGAGAGAATTCCAGTGTGCCTTTTGGTAAAACTTATATTCGGGTGTATCTAATTCCTTGGATTGGGGGTTTTCATCGACATAATTCTTCACTTCAATAACACACCCATGTTCAATGCTGGTAATGACCCGGTTCATGAGGGGTGCGTCTGCTGTGCTTTTATTCCATGATTCCTTGTCTTTGATATACACGGTTTCGCGTTTCAGGTCGGTACAATGAAGGGGTCGGTCAGTTACGGCCATTTTATTGAGTGCCTGTATGAGAATATTACTAATAGTGTCGACGTACCCGTCCTTGGTCATGGCAACCAAATGATCCTGGTTGATTTCGATGGACCGAACAAACTCTTGGATACTTTGTGCATTCTTACAATCGTTTTCGAGGTAAAGTTGGACATTGAATGTATTATTACTGTTGGTATTATTGTTGTTGTTCCCGAGATGCGGAATCATTTCCTTCATGGTATTTTGCAGTTCCAGGTTTTGTTTGATAAGTTCGTCTTGTTGTTTATCTTTTGCAGCCATTTGGGCAATAAGTTCGTCTTGATGCTTGTTTTTAACAGCCATTTGTATCATGAGTTCCTTGACTAATACCAACAATTCGGCTGAATTCGGTTCAATGGGTTCGATTGTAGTTTGAATGTTCTCTTCAAATGAGGGTTCCGGTTTACATTTATGCTTATGTTTGCATAAGCCAGACATATGCTTGTATTTTTTACCACAAACACATTGATACTCACCTGGCGTGAAATTGGTGTTATTTATTATCCTTAGATGTTTTGCAGTTAAAATATGACGGGTGTAGTCTTTTTTATTGCTGCTATTAAAGTCACATGCATTACAATTGTAATTTGTTTGGGGTTTTATGGGTAAACTATTATCCGCCATTATCCGTCCTTATCCTATGGAAAGATAATAATTTACCTCCTAAATCCTTTTCCACAAAAGTACAAAAAAGTTTACAGTAACAAATTAATTCATGTAAATTCGTGTTTCGCTGCATTATGCTGTAAAGTGATTTTTTTACATATTCGGAAAAACTTATTGGGTCACTTTTCAAAAATGGACAAGGTAAAGGCATGTCCAAAAATCAAAAATGCGCATATAAGTTTTTCCAATGTTTTTGGTGGGAGCCATATTTGTGGGAATATAGTCATATACGGCCATATTATGTTAAAATATCCATTATTTTCATGTATTTACACGAAAATAATCCATCGGTTATTGTCAGGTTCTCCATTCCTTCAAAAAACTTCCACAAAAATAGTCCAAAATATTATGTTGCACCAGTTTTGTCGAGCTTTATCTCGTGAAAGAATTGGTCAATCGTTCTTTTCTGTCAATCTCATGTTGTTTCTTTTGGGCACAACCGCGGTGATGTGCAGTTAAAGCGCGTACATTCTTCGCAACATAGCTACAGTAATCACATGTGTTCTCTTTCGACGAAGAAGATGCATATAGTTTCGATAAAAAATGTTCCAATGCTGGTACTTTGATATCATCTACCTGTGCAATGAGTTTTTGTTGGAAGTCTTTTATGGTTTTGATATGTAACAATTTATTATTGATAAAATTTTGGTATTCTTTATTAATGTCGTCCAATGTTTCCTTATTAATATTGACAAGTTCTCCATTTCCGGATTCAACATCGCCCAATGCTTCCTTAAAATAATCGATTATATCAATAGCGGCCTTAATCTTATCTGCATCATATTCGACTTTATGTAAATACACTAATATATTATTGTTATGGATTTCAATTTCAAAGTTATTTTTGTTTGCAATGCCGTAGTGTTGAGCTAACATGATACCAGAGCAGTTTTGGTGTTCCACATCGCGTAGAAATTTGCGTACTTCATCTTGTACGACATTCTTATCATAGTTTTTGTTCTCAAATAAAATGACTGGCTTGTCTCTGCGTCGCATAATGATGTCGCCGGTTTCTTTTATATTGCCAACAGATTCAATCTGCGCGGTTGGGTGCAATGAATGTAGTACATTAAACAATATATTTTCTGATAATTTTCCTTTGGAAGACGAGTTCTCCATTTTCTTTAATAAATCATTCACATTTGTACACAAAGAGGATTGCGACGAATTATTTATAACAGATGCATCTTTGATTTCGGTTAACTTGTTTGAGATTCTATGTTCAGTTGATGTAATAATCGAATTAAACATGCTTTGAGAGTTAATGAGTGTAGTTGAGAATTTTTCATCAAGAGATTGGGTAAATTTGTCGAGAACATCCTTGGTCAATGATGATTTCATCAGTGAATTCGTGTCATTATTGATACTTTTTTGTAAATTGTCGAGAGTGTTCTCAATACTCTTGTATAATATCTCCTGATTCTTTGGAATAATTTCATTTATCATGATTCGCGTTTTATCTAACAGTGTTTCATTATACTGCTTGATAATTGGTGCAACCTTCTCATTCGCATTGCTGGACAATATCATGCGCATATCTTCCATATAATCGCGTTTAAAATCAACAAACTTAAGTGTAAACATTGTACCGATATCGGTTTGGTTTTTTTCTACAGTATCCTTAATGTTGAGAACCTGACGTTGAAGGGCCTTCATATTATCCAACAATGCAGCAGCAACATTTGAGTCGAGAGATGGGTTGGTATTTCGCAACAAATTGTCCAAAATATCGACAAATAATATGTTCATGTTCTCGAAATTAAGGTTTTTATGCTCATTATAGAACTCAAAAACTTTC